GCTGGCGCAGAGCCACCGACCTGTACTTCGGGGAGCGCGAGGAGTCCGACAACGGCTTTGAGTCCACGCTGCGCAACGGCCCGCCCGCCCGCAAGGTGCAGGACGGCAACCGCTCCCGCGTGGTCGTCAACATCGTGCGCCCGAAGGTCGACCAGGCCACCGCCAGGATGTGCGAGATCCTGTTCCCGGTGGACGACCGCAACTGGGCGATCAAGCCCACGCCGCTGCCCGAGATGGCCGAGCGGGTGGGCGACAAGCGCGCCACGGTCGACCCGGCCACCGGGCAGCCCACGGGGCTGACCGCAGACCAAGAGGTCAAGGTCATCCTCGAGGCTGCGCAGCAGGCCGCCGAGGGCATGCAGCGCGCCATCGACGACAACCTGACCGAGTGCGGCTACAACGGCCAGGGCCGCAAGATGGTCGAGGACGGCGTGCGCCTGGGCACCGGCATCCTGTTCGGTCCCTTCCCGTCACGCACCTCCAGCAAGGTCTGGCTGCCTCAGCCCGACGGCACGCAGGTCATGGAGATCAACGAGGGCATCGCCCCAGCGTCCGAGCGCGTGGACCCGTGGGACGTGTTCTTCGACCCGTCGTGCGGCAACGACCACCAGGCCGGCCGCGGCGTGTTCCGCCGGCGCATGGTCAACCGCAAGGCGCTGCGCAAGCTGGTGGGCCTGCCCGGGTATGACTCCGACGCCATCCGCGACGTGCTGCGCTCGGAGCCCAAGTGCATCCGCGTGGCCGAGGGTAGGGTGACCCGCCAGCCGCTGTACGACGACAGCTACGAGCTCTGGGAGTACCACGGCGAGGTCGAGCCCGACGAGATGGAGGCGCTGTCCGAGCGCACCGGCGACCCGCTAACCGACGTCGACTTCGGCGTGCTGGTGATGGTCAACGACAAGATCATCGGCGCGCTGCCATCGTGGGTGGCCGACAAGACCCTGCCGTGCGACATCTGGTGCTGGCGCAAGGCCGACGACTCGCCCTATGGCTACGGGCTGCCCGACGAGCTCGAGCACCAGCAGCGAGTGGTCAATGCCGCCTGGCGTCAGGTCATGGACAACGGCCGTAACACCATGGGCGGCCAGATCGTGATGAAGAAGGGCATGATCGTTCCGGTCAACAACAGCTACGAGATCACCCCCAACAAGATCTGGCTGGCCAAGGACGAGCTGGACGACGTGCGCTCAGCCTTCAGCGTCTTCGAGTTCAACAGCCACCTCGAGGAGCTGCTGGGCGTGGCCAATGCGGCCATGACGTTCGCCGACCAGGAGTCCAGCATGCCGCAGATCCTGGGCGGGCAGCAGGGCAGTGCGCCCGAGACCGTGGGCGGCATGGTCATGCTCTACAACAACGCCAGCGGCGTGCTGCGCCAGCGGGTGAAGCTGTACGACGACAGCGTCACGCGGCCGCACATCAGCCGGTACTACGACTGGCACATGGCCAACAACGAAGACCCGGCCATCAAGGGCGACTACGAGGTCGACGCCCGCGGCAGCACCGCCTTGGTCGAGCGCGACATCCAGAACCAGGCGCTGCTGAACCTCGCCAACATCACCAACAACCCGCGCTACATCCCGCACCTCAAGGAGCGCGAGGAGCTCAAGGCGATCCTGAAGGCCTTCAAGGTCAACCCCGAGGAGCTGATGAAGGACGAGGAGACCGTGCAGCAGGAGATGGAGGCGCAGGCCCAGCAGGGCATGCCCGAGGATCCGCGCATGGTGTCTGCGCAGATGCAACTGCAGGCCAAGCAGCTTGAGCTTGAGGACCGCAAGGAGCAGCGCGCATTCGAGCAGGCTCGCAACGAGTCCGACATGCAACTGCGCCGGGAGACGCTGGCCTACAACACCGCACGCGAGCAGTCCGAGGCCGAGATCGCATCGGTGGACGCGCAGCTCTCCCGCGAGCTTGCGATCGCCAAGATGCAGCAAGACGGTCAGATCACCCGCGAGGAGATGGAGTCCAAGGCGCGCCTGGAGCTCATCAAGATCTCCGACCAGCGCGAGCGATTCAACGCTGAGGCAATGCTGCGCGTGCGCACCGGCCAAGGCATCTGACCGAATATCACAATACAATTACCCGACGTGGTAGGAAGGAAACATCATGCCCACCCTGTACATCACCGAGTTCGCGCAAGAGGGTGTCGATGCGCAAGGCCGCATCACTCCGATTGCCAAGGTGCCCGCCGTGGCGCAGCAGGCCGTCGTGTTCACGGGCACCAGTGCGCAGAGTGCTGTGCTGAGTGACGCCACGACGATCGTGCGCCTGCAAGCCGATGCGAATTGCAGCGTCTCGATCGGCACGAACCCGACGGCCACTGCCGCGCAGATGCGCATGGTGGCCGGGCAGACCGAGTACTTCAGCGTTCAGCCTGGCGGCGCTCTGAAGATCGCGGCCATTACCAACGTCTGACGAGCCATGTTCGCCGCAATGCAGATGGGCCGCATGGGCCTGGTGAGCTCTGACGTTGGAGGGCCGTTCTCGCCTTCGCAGAGGGGCCCCACGCTGGACTTGGTGTTTGTTGGCGGCGCGATCACCGATCCGCTGGCCGCGGTCACGACGTCGGATCAGTCGATCAACCTGAACTTTGCGACGCAGACCTATCAGGTTGCCGCGCAGTACGCCATCTGGGAGTAACCCATGCCACTCGTCTCAAAAGCCTTCGGCGACATCATCACCTTCACCCGCGCCAGCACGGGCACGTTCTTCAACTCCTCCGGTGTCCTGACCAGCGCCGCCATCGACGCACCCCGCCTGGACTATGACCCCTCCACGTTGGCGGCTCAGGGGCTGCTGATTGAGGAGGCGCGGACGAATCTGTGTTTGCAGTCTGAGGATTGGGGTAGCGCAACGTGGTCAAAGTCCGGATCAACGATTACGGCAAACGCAACGGCTGCGCCCACTGGCACTACGATTGCAGACAAACTGGTGGAGGATACTTCTACCGGCACGCACATTACAACGCAATCCATTTCGCTTGGCGGTTCTGTTGACAACTCTGCGTATGTGATCAGTGTTTTTGCGAAAGCATCGGAAAGAACACGGTTTCAGCTATTTGACAACGCTCAAGCATCCTCTGGTATTACAGCGTTTGATTTATCAAATGGAACGGTGGTATCAGGCACAGGAACAATTACCGCTGTAGGAAATGGCTGGTACAGATGTTCGGTGTTCCCGCTGAAAAGCACGAGCATTACATCAACGCTGACAATCAGACTAATTTCTACTGGCACAACAACCAGCTACACCGGAGACGGAACGTCGGGTATATTTTTGTTCGGCGCTCAACTCGAAGCCGGAGCTTTCCCCACCAGCTACATCCCCACCACCACCACAGCCCTGACCCGCAGCGCCGACGTAGCGTCGGTGAATACGCTGAGTCCTTGGTGGAACTCAGCAGCCGGAACCTTTTACGCTGAGTTTTCGGTGCCGCAAATTGGCAGGGCGGGGCGGTTGCTTGCTGTTGATGATGGCGGCATTACAAACATGATAGATGGCACGATCAGTGCAACAAACGGCGTGTCCATTGAAGCGGTTGCCGCTGGTGTTTACGGAGGGTTTGCGTCTGCGGTTGGGTCAATTACAGCAAACGCCACGCAAAAGTCTGCGTTAACGTTTAGCACATCCGCCAGTGAAACGGCATGCCTAAATGCGGGAACAGTTGGCTCAAACAACATAACGCTGCCATCAGCATCTCTAACTCGACTATTGCTGGGGCGTCAAAACAATGGCGTAGAACTGTGCGGATACCTGCGCAGGCTGACGTTCTATCCAAGGCAACTGAGCAATGCCGAGTTGCAGGCCATCACTGCATGACCTACGACCCCTTCGACCCATTCGACCAACTCCTGACGGAGACACCACCGGAGGTGCTGGCAGCGGGCCAGAAGTGGGTGCAGAAGCAGTTTTACGACGAGTTGACCGCTGAAGTGGCTGATCTGAAGCAGACCTCTGGAGAGCTTTGCGAGTCCTGCGGCTGGCGGTTTTATGTACCGGGCCGGGGATGCCTGAACTGTAAGGAAGGATGACCATGTACATCGATTTTATGCTCCGATTTGCCGATCAAGCCGAGGCTGACGCGGTGCTGTTCACCGAGCAGACCAACGTGCAGGACGACATCGTGGAGATCGTCAAGGTGCCCAAGTACGCCGCTGTTGATGTCATCGGTGTGATCTACAAGCCCACGGGCAAGATGCTGAAAACCGACGAGGGCGAAGTGCCTGAGATGGCTCCGGTCGAAGGCTGGCATGTGAACGTGCGGCACACCGCTGATGCGCCGGAACTGGACGCCTACAAG